GTCGTAGGTGGCGCCGCTGTCGACCGGCTCCTGCAGGGTCACCGGGATTGGCTGCACGGTGAGCTGCGTAGGCGGTGCGGCAGGCAGCTTGACCTGCGCCAGTCCTCGCACGAGGGCGACCGTCAGGGCTTCCGCCAAGTCGTCGGCGGTTGCGCCCTTCATCTCGACCTTCGGTTCGGGCAGGCGGATGTTCGCGAGCGCCTCGCCGAAAAGCCGTGCCAGATCAGCGCCCTTTGGGGTGCCCTCCAGCAGGGTGACGCTGTCGTCAAGCGCGGTCTTGATGGAGCGCATGACTTCCATCTCTGCGCCGCGCTCCTTCAGCGTGGCAATCATTTGCTCGAAGATCAGGGCGGCATCGGTCGGGGTTGCGGGCATGTCAAGCCTCCAGGCAGTCCAATAGGGAGCGCAGGACCGATTCGCGCTTGCGCAGGTCGATCACTTCGCGTTGCACCGCGGCGCGGCGCTCGGGGGTCAACTCGACTCGTCCAGGCTCGACACCGGGAATCGGCTTCAGCCCAGGGGCCGCTAGATCGGCTGGGGCCGCCCCGGAGCCTGCGGCAGCTTGGCTAGCCTCAGGCGCAGGCCTCGCCGTGGTCGGCGCGTCTGGCGAGACGGACTCTCGTGACGCGCCATCTGCCTCGGCAAAGGCGGCGCGCAGGTCGCGGGCGAAGCTCTCGATCGGGTCGGTCAGGCTTCCGCTCGTGGGATCGAAGCGGCCGGAGTTGCCGATGGCGGACTTGATCTGCCGCGGGTCGAAAGCGACAAACGTAGCGCCCTCGTGCCCTAGCATGTCGGAACGCGGGAAGATCACGCCGTCGTGACCGGCGGCTTTGGCTTCTCGCAAGATCCGGCCGGCCTCTGTGCCGGTCGCTCCGTTGAGCACATGATCAGAGACAAGCGGATTCAGCAGACGGACGTATGCGGGCATGATGTGGCCCGACTTGTCGCCGTTATCCCATGTGAACTGGTCTGCCGCTGCTGGGTTGTCAGATAGGAAGTGCCCGGCCCGCGCGTCGGGGCCACCCGTCTTCTGGCCAAGTGTTGCGTCGCTGAAGGCGTCAAACTCTCGCGTCGTTCCGTGATACGCCTGCACGACAACCGGCTCGCCGGTCCGGAATGCGTGTCCTGACCGCGCCGGAATCAGCGGCGCATCCTGCGACCACGCCCGGAAGTTCGCCTCGCGCTCCGCGGCAGACAGGTACGGCGCCACATCCGCCACCTGTACCGGCTCGCCGTGCGCGATCTGGTCCTCGGCCAGCCGCAGCGCGGCGTCGTGCGCGTCTTGCGACCGCAGATCCACCCCGCCAGGATTGGACGCTCGCCGCTGCTCGGTCTGCAGCAGCACCCGCGCCGCGTCCTCCCACTCCTGCGGGTAGCGCGCCGCGGCCGCGGCAACGGCGGTGCGCTCGCTCGGGAACGGCGCCGGCGCGCGCGGCGGTTCGACGGCAGCCGCAGCCTGGGCAGCATTCGCAGCCGGCAGATCGCGGTACTCCGGCAGGCTGTCCACGGCGCGCTGGATCTTCGCCGCCCGGTAGCCGTAGGCCGCGAACGGCAGCGGGATCAGCGAAGACACCGCGAGCCCCACCGGGTCCAGCGGATCGAAGCCGGCCGCCTGCCGCTCGAATCCGCTGCGGCTCAGGATCTCGCGCGTCAGCGCCTGCTGCGCCATGAACCCGCCGGGGCCGCCGGCGAGGTACAGCCCCGCGGTCGCCTTCAGCGTCGGGCCAGCAGCCGGCAGCGCCGCGAGCGCCAGGCCTGCGCCCTGCACCGCGCCGGCGCCAGCGCGCGCCGCCCAATCCGTGACGCCATCGCGCGCGAGGTCGTCGGCGACGCTGATGCCCTCCTCGAGCCCTGCGCCGGCCACGCCCAGCGGACCGGCCAGCAGCGCGCCGCCGACCACCTTGAGTCCGCGGCTGAAGCCGTAGATCAACTGCTCGGCGATGTTGGTGTCGTTCGGGTCCGGCCGGAATTCGCGGCCGCGGTCGCGCAGCGCATCGGCGAAGTCGGACTGCATGTCCACCTGCCGCTTCTGCAGCGACTCGCCGGCCTCGATGCGGCCCATCACGTCGCCGAAGCCGGAAACGACTTGGGCCAGCGACGCCAGCGGCTGCGCCACCAAGCCCTCGATCGCGCCGCGCGGCGCGGTGACGGTGTTCCACGCCTCCAGCCATGCCGAATACCTCTTCGGCAACTGCGTCCTCGGTGGCCGCGCGATCACATCGCGCACCGCGGCGCGCGTGTCGGCCTCGTACAGGTCATCGAGCACTTGGCGCCACCTTCACGACGATGGGCTCGCCATCGGCCCGGCTGGCGTATGACGTGCCGGCCCTGACGTAGTAGCGCCCGCGCCCGGCGTATTGCAGCCTCGCCTCCGGCAGAGACGCAATGAACTCGTCCGAAGAGATCACCTGCCCGCCGATGTAAACCATCCCGTTTGGAAGACCTAGATCGCGGAGTCCAATGTCTTCCGCGCGCACGCTCTTCAGGCGCTTCTCGATGTCGGACACCTCGAGGCCGGCCGGAACCAGCAGCCGCTCGCCGTTGTGTTCACGGATGGCCCCGCCGACTGCGAGGCGCACAGCCCGTTTCGCGTCATCAGCGCTGCCGCCAGCCCCATCGGAGACAAGGCCAGCGAGCACAAGGCGCGCAGCCTGCGCAGCCATGTCGGCCTGCTGCGGGTTGACGTAGACGCCGGCAAGCTGCTTGGTGATCTGCCCCATCCAGCCGTCAACAGGCGTCTTCTCCTCCTTGATGGCTTTGTCGCGCAGGGCCTGCGCCCCCTTTAGAACCAGTTGGCTTACCGGACGCCCCTCGGTTGTGCGAGCGGAGCCGAGCGCCAGCGCGATGGAGACTGCCTTGTCTTGTTCGGTATGGCCGTGCGCGATCTGCTGAGCGAGCGCCTGCGCCATGCCGGCCGGCATGAGCGACGAGATTTGAGACAGGCGCTCGGCCTGCTGCTCAATCGGTAGCTTCTTGATGAGGGATCCGAATGCCGTCGCCTCTCTTGCGAGCAGGGGAGACACCGGCCTACCGGTGCGCGTCTCTGCCGACTGAGCCTGCGAAATGCGCTGCCCAATACCGGCCGCCAAGGCGTCTAGGCTATCCGTGCGCAGCGGCTGTAGCGGCTGGTCCAGTAGCCCGCGCTCCTGTGCAGCCCGGAGCGGGTCAGCCGTGTAGTCCTTGCGCGCCTCTGCGAGCACCTGCTCGCGGCGCTTGATCTCTGTCTCGAGGCGCTGACTCGTGCCCTGCTGCGCGCGCATCGCGTAGAACTGGTCGAGTTGGGCCGCCTGCGTGTCCAGCGGGAGCATCGCAGCCGCGGCGCGCGCCGGGACATCAGCGGCCAGCATCCGGTATGCGGCGGCATCCTCTGGCGTGAGTTTGGCGATCAGCGCCGCGTTTGCCGGGTCGTCACCCGACGGGACCTTGCCGGCCAGCGCCCATCCTGACAGCACGTTGTAGGCGGCCGAACTCTCACGCTGCCGCTTCTGCGCTGCGAGTTCCGCCCGCTGCGCAGCCCGCAGAGCGCGCGCCTCGTTGTCGGCCCTCCACCGCGCAGCCTCGGCAAGCAGCGTCGCACGCTTCTGCGTGTCCAGATCCTGATTGCCGGCAATCGCCTGCTCGACCGCGGTCAGCGCCTTGTTGTCGTAGCGCGCGGCGTGGATTGACGAGAAGGCACGGGTGTATGACGTCTTCTCAACCCACCCTTGCTCGATCGCCGACAACTTGTCCGGCGTCAGCCCGGCAGCCGGACCGGCCCCGCGCACAGAAGCCTGCATGATGGCCCGCGCCCGGTCCGGATCGGTAACAGCAAGGCGCTCCGTGTACTCGAGCGTCTGCTGCACAGCAGCAAGAGTGTCCGTGCGTTCGCGCTTGCGCACGATGTCGCCGACCTTGCTGGCCAGCCTCATCGACAGGCCCTCTGCGTCGATCTGCACGAACTGTCGATGAGACTCTGGCACGTCGGCCAAGCCATCGGCGATCAGCGTTGTCGATCGATCTTTCCACGCGGATGCGGCGTCGTCCTTTGAGAGTCGCCCCTCCTGCACATCGGCGTCGATCGACGACAGCGTGTCAGCAAGGCCGTCCCTGAGGTTGAGCATGCGGGCCTGGGCGCGAGCCCCGGCCATGCGCTCCTGCTCGGCAAGGCGCTCGCGATCAAGCCGCATGCGGTCGGCAGCGGCTTGGGCCTGCAGGTGCTCGCGTGCGTTTGCTTCTTGCCCAAGCGCAGTCTGCGCCTCGTTGACCTGCTCGGCACCGAGTCTGTTAGCGGAGTCGGCGAGCGCCATCGCGCCGGCCGACGGGTCGGAGCCGCCTGCCGTGCGCAGAGGCTCGGCTACCGCCTGCCCAAACTCGACGCCAGCGGAGATGCGCCCCATTAGTACACCACCGAGTCGGTCTGCGGCCAGTAGTCAGCGCCGGCCGTGTAGGCCGGCTGGTCGCGCACAAAGCGGCTGCGGCGCCACTTGTCGTACGCCGCGAACCCATGCGCCAGGCTCTCGCCAATCGCGTTGCCGCGAACGCGCGAGGACTCCATGCGCATCCGTGCCGCCTCATTGCGGCTTGAGAGAATCGCAACCGCAGCGTCCTGCTCGTACCCCCGCACGATCGCGCGCTCTGCCTCTCCGGCTGAGCCGGCGCCGATCCGCACACCGGACCCGACGGCGTCTCCGACCGAGTTCGCAATCTCGCGCGCCCCGGCTGCCTTGATGCGCTTGGCTCGCGTCTGCCCGACCTGTTCGGCTGACATGGCATCAAGCCGCAAGGCGCGAGACCTGGTCACTCCGGACGCCAGAGCCGAAAGCGCCGCCGCTCCTTGCGCCCCGGCCTGCGCCAGGTATCCGTCGCGCAGGGCCTGCGCGTTCGCACTCATCGCGGGCGCGTCAGACTGCGCGTTCGCGAACGACGACGAGAGGCTGAGTAGGGATGTGCACATAGGTTCAGGCCACCATGAGGACGCCGCCGCGGCGCCAGCCGAGCCGGGAGCACAGTTGCTCGGTCTTCTCGGGGTCGATGCCCGTCATGACGCCAAACTGCACCATCGACACGCCGAGTTCAAACGCCCAGCTCGCATAGGCGTTCAGCAGGCGCGGCGCCGCCATCCCGCCGCGGTGCTCCTGGGCGATGAAGAGAGCAAGATCGCAGGCAACCTTGTCGTCCGAGAACCAGTGCGGAGTAGCAAGGGCAAGCATTCCGCCGGTCAATTTCCCGGCCGCATCCGTTGCAACGCGGGCGAACCCGTCGGGCGACTGGATGACGTGCCGGATCGTCGCGGCGAGCTTCTCGCCGTTGAACCGCAGGGCAGCGAAGTTGGGGCTCTCGGCGTGCATCGCGCGGCCGAGTTCGACCAACGCCGGAACGTCGTCGAGTGTGGCGTCGCGCAGCATGTCGGCGGTCATCCCGGGTTGGCCGTCGTGCGGCGCACAACGGCAAGGATGGTCCAGGGATAGGCCTGCGGCTGCTTAAGCTCGATCTCGCCCTCTTCGGTGCCCCACCCGAGGTCACCGATCGTCTTCCAGCCGCTGTATGGCTCAACATCGGTGTCGAGCACGTTCTCCCCCGTCGATCGAAACGAGATGGGAGAGTCGTTCGCGGTGCAGCCAATCGTGTCCTGAAACCGCACGCGGATCTGCGAGACGTTGATGTCCCGACCCGCAGAGGCTCCGGCACCAGTCCCGATCTCAGGCTCGAGCAACACGAGCGTCGGCGTGTAGCGCAGGCCTACCGACACGCTGGCCGCCACGCGCGGAAGCGTGATCTCTCCGCCGGAGACGACAAACGTATTCCCGATGTCCACGCCGTCGGCAACGACGCAGACGGTCTTGCCCTCAAGGTGGTCCAGTCCCGACACGGTCGCGCTTGCCGGCGAGCTGGTGATGCGGCAATCCTGTCGCGCTTCCCAGTTCATGCGCTCGACATAGCGTTTCGTCGCGCCGTCGATCGTGCGCCGCACGATCATGTAGGTCACATCCTCTTCGCCCTCGGGCACCGTCGCCATGGACTCGACAACCCCGCCACCGGCTGCGGCGCATAGCGAGAAGGCCCGTATGTTCTGCTCGCGGCTTAGCGTCACAGCCGCATAGGACCCGTCGGACAGTCGCAGCCAGAGCACTCGCTCCGGACTCTGCTGATAGGAAAGCTCCTCGATGCCGAGACTCGTGATGTGCTCGCTAAGCGTGCTGGCCTCCTCGCTCACGTACCCCGCGAGGTCGATCCGGTATCCGAGCGCGCGCAAGACCTTCCCTCCGCGCTGCGCGTAGTAGAGGTCATCATCCACCTGCTCCGGTCGCACGGGCTGTGCACCTGCCTTGCTGTGCTGCCTGGCCCGCACGTTGGTCGGGGTGATCGGCTTCTCGACCCCGCCGAGCAGCGTCCACTCGCCCGCATAGGTCAGCGCCGCCAGGTCTCTGAACGAGGACAGGAACAGGATCGGATTGATCTCGTCGGTGGCCAACTCGTGCGAATAACCGTCGTCGTCGAGCGCCCCCTTCGTGAAGTCCAGCACCAGGCCAGGGCGGCTGCCCCATACGCGCTGCGGGAAGCGAGAGGTGGAGGCGGAGACAAGGCGTTGCTCGTGCAGCGTGACGGTCGACGGGTAGCCGTCCACCGCGTTCCAGACCGCATCTTCGAGCGACCAAGCGTCGGACGGCGCGGCCGTTGCAGAAGTAAGCTCGGCGAGGATGACGCCGGTTGCGTTGATCGCATCCGCAACCGCGGTGATGCGCATGAGACCGCCGTTGATGACGACGTGCTTGCCGATGTCCGCCGTGCGCCATCCGTCAGCCCCGAGCACCAGCGTCGTCGACGTCCCAACGGGGTTCGCCGCCCCAGGCGTGAGAGCCGTTTTCGGGGACCCCGACAACAGCCACCCGTTCGACGGGAGCGTCGTCGTGCCGAAGTCGGTCGCGATCGTCACATCGACGACCGCCGCCGATGTGTAGGCAGAGATCGTGGCGGCCCCGCCCTGGTATGTGAGCACCCGCCCCACGTCGGCGGCCAGCCACAAGGACGCAGCCGACGTCGCGGTCGTCGATCCCGTGACCGCTCCGAGCGTGATGACTGATGCGTGCCGCATGCCGATCTCGTCGAACGGCCCGGGATCAAGCGGCGTCGTATCGAAAACCCACCGCGTGTCAGAGAAGCGGCGCAGGCGCCGCGGCGCGAAACTCGGATGCGCGAGGAACATGGTGTCCGCTCCCTGCGCATAGTCAATGTCGAAGATGACCGAGGAACCATAGGTCGTCACGACCTCGTACGGGCCGCCGAGCAACGCGCCGTCCTTCCAGAATCGCAGGTAGTTGTCTCCCATCTCGACAACGAACGAGTCTGTGCGGCTGTAGACGAACGGGATAACGCGCGTCGCCTTGGAGCTGTCCTTGACCTCGCCTAGCCAGTCTGTCCCGGGCCGGCGCGTTGCGCCTCCGTGCTGCATCAGGACAACGTCTCGCGCGCGCTTGACGGCGTCGTTGTACTTCTGCAGGTCAGAGCGCCCATACAGGCGCGGCGAGAGTTCCCCGCCTGAGAAGTTTGTCGAGAGATGATCGACCCGCGGCAAGGCGATCCCTCTCTTAGAACCGAGCGTCGTAGAAGGGACTGTCGCCCCATTCCTCGGGCTCGTTGTCCTGCCCGGCTAGTGACTTGGCCTCGCGCAGCGCGCGGTCCGCCTCGGCGCGCTTGAGTTCGGACAGCGACGCGCTCTGCGTCACCGGGTAGGCCATGCGCGCCGCCATCTCCGAGCACGCCGCGTCGCACAGCGCCGAGTCCCACTGCGCGGGGTCGGTGTTGGACCAGACGTAGACGAGATTGAGCGTCGACGAGTCGCAGAGGATCTTTCGCCCCGTAGCCTCGAATGACAGCCGCTCTCCGCGCTGCCCGACCTGCAGCGTGCGAATCCAATCGCCCGGCAGCAGGAACGAGTAGTCCCAATCGAATTCGGGCGCCTCGGCCTCGGGGGCGAGGACGACGCGCTTGCGGACGCAGGGCCCGCTGTACTTGCGCAGGAGGAAGTCTCGCACCTGAGGCCACAGCCGACCCGCCATCTTCGCGTGCTTGCCCTCGTTGAAACTGTTGATCGGGTCAGACCCGAGCAGTTGCAGCGCGTTGCTTGCGATGGTGATTTCGGAGGACGCCATGTCTCAAACGCAAAAAGGGCGCCCCGTCAGGAGCGCCCGGAAGACATCCTCATGGCAAGAGGAGGTCACCCCGTGAACGGTCAGGGGGCGACGTAGAGGACCGTGACGGCGACCAGTGCGTCGTCGGTCGGGTTGCCGCCGCCCAGGGTGAAGTACGGCTCGGTGTCCGACGTGGTCGTGTACTCGGCGCCGGACGTGCAGAGCGCGCCAGTGGCATAGAAGCCGCCGGCAATCGCCGCCGTCGCAACGTCGAGCGCCGCCACGATGCCATCGGCGTCCACCGCGGTGCCGGTGCCGTCTGCAGTCCATGCGCGCAGGCCGACGTCGAGCGTGATGCTCGTGCCCATGTCGGCACACGAGACGATCGCACCGAGGATGCGCGACCCCTTCGGGATGCGATCTCGGTTGCCGCAGGTGTCGTTCTGCGCCCAGGCCACCGTCGCCGGGCCGCTGATGCGCGACGTGCGCAGCGGATTCGACGACGTCGGGTGCATCTTGTAGCCGTAGGTGCTCGAGGCGAGGCGCGATGCTTCGCGAGAGGTTTGCTCAGCCATTTCTCAGGACTCCTTGTCAGGTTGTGGGTGTCAGTCGTGCGATCACTGGTACGCGATCTCGACGACGCCCTTCTCGTCCTGGCGGCCGGCCGCGAACGATGCGTTGAGCGAGGTCTGCCAGAGGTTCTTCTTGTCGGCGCGGCGGTCGACTCGGCCCTCGACGTAGCCGGTTCCGACGTGAATCGCGCTCTTGCACCAGGCGACCGTGTAGTAGGTCGACGAGGAGACCGGGTCGATGCCCTCGAACGGGATCCAGGTGAACCCCATCCACTTGCCGACGACGTCGCCTTCCTGCAGGAACTTGTTCGCCATGAAGTCGGCGGACGTGAGCGTGGTGTCGGCCATGATGTCCTCGACCATCGCGGCCGTGTACGCCATGTACAACTCCTCGCCGGCGTGGTTGTCCTTCTCGTTCGCACGGAAGAGCTTGCGGGCCTCGATGATCTTGGCCTTGGTGAAGCCGGCCGAGCCGTGCGCGATCTTCTGGCCCGAAGGCAGCGCCGTGCTGGTGCCGTCCTTCATGAGCTGCGAGTCGCGGCAGGCGCGATAGACGAGGTTGTCGATGCGGCGGTTGAACTTGCCGACCAGCGTCTTCGCGTAGTGGCCGCCGGTGACCGGGTTCACGAGCATCTTCGGGATGTCGGAGCGATCGAGCGGCAAGGCGTCGAAGTAGTCCTTCATGGTCACCACGCGACGCGAGTGCGTGATGTCCGAGAAGACGGTGTCGCCGTGGCGAACAGAATCGGCCGGCAGGTCGCCGGTCGGGTCGATGTTGTCGATCGTGAAGCTGTCGCCGGTGATCGTACCGCGGTCGGTGACGGCCATGCGGAGGCGACTTTCCATCTGCGCAGCCAGGAGGCGCAGGCTGGAATCGAACTGCTGCACGAAGTGCTGGGGAACGGTGTCGGACACGTTTGTGCTCCTGAAGTCGAAACGGTGTTCGGCGTCCAGGTGATCCGGTGTTCCGGGCCTGCTCTACGGGCGCGGCGCTCTGCCTTGGTG